CGCTGGCACGGTAGTTTTTGATGCCGGGATGGCTGCAGCTGCAGCTGCTACGGTTGTTTTACTTACCGGGATAGATGGGCTCGATTCCGCTATAGTCGTTTTACTTACTGGAATTGCTGCAGCATTTTCGGCAACAGTAGTTTTACTAACGGGAATAGCCGCCGTTGATTCTGCCACAGTTGTTTTGGTTACCGGTATTCCCGCGGCTGATTCTGCAACCGTTGTCTTGGCATTTGGTATTGCCGCGCTCGCTGGTGGTTTAGTTGTGATAGCCATATATTACCCCGTTGTTACTCTAAGTTCGGCACCGTCACCAATTGCCTCATTAAATTGTTCAATTAAATTCCTGACACCTGTCATACTCATGCTTCCTTCGCCGACAAATCGAGCCTCAACCACTCTTGGTTGCTGCGCCTGTTGTTGCTGTGCTTGCTGTTGTGGTGCTGCTTGACCGCCGCCTGCGCTGGTCGAAAATCCACCACCACCAATAGAACCTTGAGACTTTCCGCCGCTTTGAATGCTTTTAATGATTGAGCCAGTTTGAGCTAAACTAGCCGCTGCATAGGCCGCCGCAACTACGGGCGCAAATGGACCTCCAACACTCATACCGGCCTGCCAAGCGTCTACTGCGGCCTGTTTGCCTTTTATTACAGCCTGGACAGTAGCGGCAGCTGCCATCAATTTTTGTATTTTTTTGCTTCCGCTTGCCAATACCTGGAAGCCCTGTTGAATACCCATCATGGTGATATTACGTTTTAAATCTTCTTCTTGCTGCTTTATTTCGGCCAACTTTTCGGAATTTTGAATAGCAGTTAGTTCACCATTAGCAAACGCTTGATTGGTCATTTCCCTCTCTCGCTGAAGATGGGCTAGTTGCATTTCCTCTTGAGATTGAAACCTTAAGCCAAGTGCTTCTAATATTCCAATAGTCTCCGCTTCAAGCACTTCAATTTCAGAGGTTTTCTTGGTGCCAACGCCTTCGCCATCCTCTGTCTGTCCTAATGCCTTCGCTCGGGCTGTTGCTAGTTTTTCATATTCTTTAACCGATTGTTCGACAAAGGTTTTAATCTCTCCGCTTGGCAGAGGTTCCAATAATAGCTTGTCAAGTTCCTCAGTAGTTTCTTTGACTAGCCCCGTCATTTCGTCAGCGACTTTATTGATGGATTTAACAAAATCTGAATCTTTAAGCGCCGGTATAACACCAAAATCAGTACCTAGAAATTTATTGGAGGCTTTTATTATTGTATTAATAGTGCCTATAAAAAAATCTACAAATTTAGTTTGCACATTAACAATCCCTGCAAAGACATTAGCGACCAGCGCTGAAAAGCCAACAGCCGCCAACTCCAATCCTTTAAATATTATCTCGACCCCTTTTAATCCGTCAGCAAATATGCCAACTACATTGACAACACCATCCAACCCGTCTTTGATGAATTCGCTAGCTCCTCCCGCCTCTTTTGCCATGTCCACAAATAGATCGGTTATTGCTGCAATAATTGGGGCAAGGTCTGTGGTTGCTTGCTTGGTCATTGCGTCAATAATACCCGCCGCCTTAGCTAATTCAGCGCTTGCCAATTCAGCTTTAGCAACATCGATATCAGATAATCCAATACCTAGCGCCTCCGCTTCCTTGGTGAGTGCGTTAAAGGCTTCTGCATTGTTTTCAAATAATGGTGCAAGTCTAATAGCATCACCGGCTAGAGCTTCCATAAAGAAAGCCATTTCCGCCTGACTAACGCCTGCTTCATCTAAGGTTTTTACAAAAAGGCCTAGAGACTCTTGGCCGGATAGATTTTTAAATGCGTCTGCCGTGATGCCGACTTTTGGCGCTATGACCTCGAAGAAATCAACTAACGGACCGCTGCCCGCGATCATAAAGTCGCCTATTCTGTCTTGCACATCTTTCAAAACATCACCGTATTTCTCTGTCGAAATACCGAATTGTTCTGCCGCGAATGCGCCACGTTGAAAGGCTGCTACCTGAGTGTCGGCTGCAGCCGCTACGTTTTTAAGTTCTCGAATTGCTGATAGATTAGATTTGATGATTGCTGCAGCAACACCTGCAGCTGCAGATGTGGCAGCTAATGCCCATTTACCCCAACGGTTAGCAGATTCTCTTAATTGTTTGCTACCAATCTCGAGAGCTTTACCGGATGCCTTGATGCCATCTTGTACGCCTTTTGTGTCGGCGGTTATTTTTACGCTCAGAGCGCCGATCACAGTTTCAGCCATTTATAATACCTTGATACCTTGAGCCTCTAGTTCTTCGCCTCGCTTAACCATTGCAGAATAATCATCTTCGTGAATATTGCCAATCATTTTAGGTCGCCGCGCTTCGTGAATGTTTTCAGCCTCCGCCATTGTCATGTCCCAAAATTCGCTTGGCTGTACGTTGTAATGCCCGACCATTATTTGATAGACCGAAGCTAACGGATATTCTCCGTTAGGGGTTAGGGCTTCGATTTCTTCGGCTGTTTGGTCTTTTTTTTTGCGGTTGGCGTGTTAAAGTTTGGCAAAAACTGCTTAACTGTTTCGCCGTATTCCTGAATTAATGACGCTTTTTCCTTATCATTTGCGGCAAAGATAACATCGTAAACGTCCAACCATTTAACATTAAACCCACACTCATCAAAAAGAATATAATAAAATTTTGATATTTTAACAAAGTCGAAGTTTTTAGGATCGAATTTAGTTAGATTCATAATCCCTATTTCGGTATTGACACGCTCAATGATTAACATCGTTATAACTAACCGATGTTTTTTCTTTTTCCACTCTAGTGGGATTGGCTTACGAATAGCCATTATACACCTGCCACAAATACAGCAACACCACTAGAGGCAAAGGTCGCATCCCATGTGAACGGCGTATTAGAATCGCCCGAAGTAGATAGAGCGCTCAATACGCCGTCTACCGTGATGGTTGAACCCTCTGGAAAAGTCCAGACCAATTGGACCGCCTGGCTAGCTCCAAAAAATACACCAACTAGTTCGAGGTTTTTAAGTGGCCCACTAAATGCCATTTCTAAAGACTTTACCCCATGAACAGCCGCGAGTGATTGCCATCCGCTCGAATCATCATCAGTAACATCTAAAATCTCACCATTAAATGTGATGCCTTTTGTGACTGTACCAATCAGTGCAGCGCCTCCAACTGTTGCGGTTACGTCTGTACCGACTATTTTAATATCTACGCTCATTTTGTAGCCCTCTTGTTAAGCCGGTAAAGGCTCGAAAATAATATTAAATCGCTGAATAGATTGCCTGGTTAATCCGTCACCGTCTAACGCTATTGTACTAAATTCCTGGTGTATTGTCGAAATACCGAAACTTGCGGTATCTGGTAGTGCGAACCGATGCAAAGAATCGTAAATCTGTGTGGCTAAATCAACCACTTCCTTACTGCCTTTGGATTGACTAAAAGCAATGATTTGCATCGTAGCATTGAATCCCGTTTCCAAGTCCGTGTCGGCTTCGTTTAATGTTAAAGGATCCAATCTGACATAAGGAAAGCCGTACTCATCCTGGGGCACATCATCAAACACGTCGACCGGCGCTAAATCAATCGCTAGTTTATTCTGGACTGATTTAAATATCTCGTTCACTTGCCAGCCTTTTTAATTTGTGAGTCCATCGCATTCGCCATGTTATCAGAAAAGAATTTAATCTCTGCATTTTTGGCAGGTTCTAGCCAAGGTCTATTGTGTGTGGTTTCTAAGAACAATCCGTAATCAAGGTTAGTGCCTACAAAGGCTATTTGCTCGCCCTTCTTATGGTCTACCACGATAGAACCTATTAAGCGCCCTGTGTCGGTATTCGGCGCGTCACCCTCCTTTGATACTTGATGTTTTCTTTTTCCAACAAAATTTCCACTGTTTGAAGGTATTCTAATGTTCTCCGTTGCAGTTTGTAGCACCTTAAACGCTGTTATCCTCACCGCATCATCAATGGCCCTATCCATATCAAAGACAAATTTTTTAAAAGCGTTTTGCACTTCTTCCGCACCTTTAATGATAATATTGGCCATTATCTTGGGCTGTCCTTTTCAGCAATTACATCAATCCAAACATCAGCCTCAACGATATCAGCAACCGATTCTATTTTGTAATCAAAGTCATTTCCATCATTGTCAGTGTACAGAATAATCATTTTATTGGTTAAGTCGGCTACAGGCTTCATGCTGAATTTAAACATCTGGTCTGAGTACAATCCGCCAGCCTCAACATTCTCCTTGCCGGCCATTGGGAATATAAAACATTTTATACCAATCGCAAAGGTAGTCCTCACGGTAGTTGTGCCGCCTTGACCGTCCGATGTTTCAACTTCTTCGATAATAGTAATCGTTTTCGCAAAGTCGGCAAAAGTGTCATTTAGAAACTTAGTTGCTAGTGTGCTAAAGGTTGATCGTAATACAGCCATTATGCACGACTCACTAACGCGCTAATTCCAATGGACGAGGTATTTAAGAGCACCTCCAGGTAAACGTTAATAGTCTCCAGTTGTGGAGATTGCCACGATCCACCGTTAAAATAAGTGACTTCCAATTCAGCTAATTTCTCTGATTGGACATTCTGATTCTGGCCGGCTGTCAATACCTCAAACCCGTTGTAAGCTATCCCAGTTTCCATTTGAGCGCGTCTCAACTCTTCGGGTATCTCGTCTGACTTAACGTCAAACCCATCGATAAACACTGAGAATCTTGGCCATTGTAACGATTGATCGAAAGCCACTTTCTGCCCTTTGAATTGCCGTCTGTGGCTCTCAATAAAGTCCATTGATTTAATGAGCTCAATTTCTCTGGCGGTCGCATCTAAGCCAATTGTCTTACCCCTGGCCAATGCATAAGCGACATAATCAGCATCATTCACATAACTATTAGCGCCTACTACTTGTGAACCATCTTCTTTTATTAAAGCCATTATATTAACCTTACATAGCCAATCATAATAATATTAAAAGCGGTTAAAGCTACACCGGTCAAATCATCATTAATCGTTATTCCCAATCGTTGGTTTGTGCCAGCCGCCAAGACAATACCCTCATTGCCCGAAGACAACTTTGTTAAATCCCAAACAGGATTGTAAAACGTATTACCAACACCTAGAGCCTGCTTACCTCTAAATGCCGTCGCATCTTCCCCTAATCCCTGAGTTAAAGTGCCAATTCTAATCATATCTATATTGGTTAGTATTGGTACTTGGGTAATAGGGATCTTTGTACCTTCGCTTTCTACAAACGTCTCAATTCCATTAGTCAGCGCGGCAATCCCTCCAAATTGATTTAGATCGATATTTCCTGCACCTTCTATAAATAAATTGGCTATCTCAATATATAAATCACCATCTGATCGAGCTTCAATGAATGCATCAATCGCTGTTGTTGAACCGTCCTGCCTCAAATCAATTGCACCATCTCCATCAACAGCAAGGTTCATAACAAACGGCACTTGCGTAAAATCCTTTGACGCTGGTGCTAGTACTGGGTTTCTAGTGACCACCAAGCCTTCATCGACTACTTTAGGCGTATTGCCATCTTTATCAACGATTGTTATCGGTGTAGCCATTTAAAGACCGTTAATTACATGAAATGATATAGTGACCGTAACTGTTATCGAAGTGTTCCCAGCCGGTGGCCGAATGCTGATACCTGTCGTTCCCCCTTTAGGAATTTCAGCACTTAAATCAAATGTTTCACGCAGAGTAAAATCTGCCAAAACACCATTCCCGGGAAATTCATTACCGCTAACTGCTTGCGGTCCTTTTTTAATGTCACCAACAAAAACCCTTGGATCGCCACTCTTACGATTGGTTGCTATAATATCGTCTCCTGAGACAACAATAGGATCTGCTGCAGTTATATTACCAACTTGTTCAACTAATAACCCATTATCTGAACCACCTGCGCTAACGCCACTTCCAATGGTTGCCGAAGTTACTAAAATAGGTTCAACATCATTATTCTTAATGTAAAAAACCATTAATTTAGCTGTTCCAGTTAAAATAATTTCTTCGGTGTAGGTTTGAAAGCCTCTACCTTCTTGAACAGCAAATAATATTTCATCAGTTGAAACCGATCGCGTTTTGAGTCGGTCTTTCTGTATACCCGCTTGGCGGGTAATACCATTTTCATCTCTTCCATCTACTGTAGACATATCTTTCTCCTAAAGCTCAACATCTTTCAAACTAATTCCTGTATTTCCCATCTCTTCAATCCTAGCGTTTAACAGCCTTAGTTGACTAATGGTCTGTTCATTCTGGTCAGTTAATTTAATAAAAAATCCAGCCAGTAATGCTCCGATTTCGGTAAGGTTTTTAATATTTACCCTGACCTCTCCGGTATTCTCATCGATATCGAAAGTAACCGAAACATCATCCAGTACGTCAGACCAAACACCCGGAACAATCGTTCTGAAATCAGGAACCGGTTTCTTGAATGGTATCTCAGGCATTATTCTGCCAATTTAGCGTCGAGAAGTTCCTGTAACTCAGCTTTTTTAGCGCCTTCTGGAATTTCTACTTCAAGGCTTTCTAGCTCGCTCTTAAGCCAGGATACTGTCCCTTCTTTTGGCTCGTTAGATTCTACAAAAAGCTTGTGTTGATCTTCGTCGAAATCTGATTCATTGATAACTACTGGGCCGTTCTCTGTTTCGATTACTACTGTTGAGCATTTCATGTTCATGTTTTTCTCCTATTCAATAAAAGACCAGTCGATAACAACTGTTCCAGATACGGTTGCTGCTAAATCACCACCAGCCGCCCATCCATCAGCCGCGTTGAAGTGCAAAGTATGTGCCGCTGCTGCTTCGATTACAAAAGGTTCACCCGCCGTAGGAATTGCCGTTTTTACTGTGGCAGCACCATTAGAGTCAGCCGCTGCTGTACCAATCACAATATCCTCGAATGTTGCAGGAGTATCGAGAGCAGCAACCGCACCAACACCTATTACAGTACCTAGTCCGACCTCTGGGGTATCAGCATCAATGTTACCTTCGCTCTGAGTAATGGCTAAGTTTAATTGGGCATGATTAACCACAATAGCACCAGCAGGGAAAGTGTATAAAAGCAAACCAACGGCCTGACTTACGCCGCCTGTAATAGCCGGCAATACACCTGCAACGGTTAATGTGGTTGTATGATTATTGCCGTTGCCTTCTTCGATAGCGGTTGTACCTGCGCCCACTGCGCCGATATTGGTTGCTGTGGTTGAGTCTGCTGTATCGCCATCAACCGAAGAATCACCGGTTACAGTTAAATCGCCGTCAATAGTGCCTAACACTGGGGTTATCGCAAAGGCAATTTCTCCAATGGCAGAATTAATTTTATATCTTCGAGACTCAGCGAATGCGCCAAAGGTTGGTGTTGTGCTTGCAGCGACTACAATCGGCGCAAATGGTTCACCACCAGCAGAATTAGATAATCTAACTAGAGTTCCATTTGTATTTGCATCAGCAGTTAGTGTTAATAATTGTTCAGCAGGTAACGAGATTGTGATTGATTTAGACATGGTAAACCTCTCTTGTTAAATAAGGGGCCGAAGCCCCTGGTAGGTTAGCCTAAAAGAATCGCTGAATGTTCAGGTTTGAAGTTCTGTTGACCCCATGCCGCGCTGATTTCGTAAGAGATTTGACGGTATTGCTTGTAAAGCGCTACCTCAAAACTAATACCTGAGCGTGGATCGGTAATCATCATCACATCATCAGCCTGGTCGCCTTCCTCTGGTCGTGCAGGGGCGCGAGTGGCTAATACAATTGACTGCCTACTGAATGCCATGTTAGGCGTATAATCTGCGCCAACAGTCAAAGCAACAGCCGAAGCCGCGATAGCTGCTTGCAATCCAGGCTCAGCCAAAGTAATCGCACCGGGAGCCGCAATACCAACCTCAACCACATACTTATTTAAATCACCTGCGAAGGTAATTACATCACCAGCCAATATAGTGCCGGAACCGGTAATTAAAGTAATCACCGTAGCACCAACTGCATAACCAGCCGTATCAGTGGTATATGATGTACCTGTACCATTGGTGAACAAACTCACTTGAGCGGATTCACGGATTTGCATGCCATGAACATCTAGCAATACACCTTGACGCAATAAAGAAGCATCAGCCGCTTCATTCGCTTTGGTTAATTGGGTGAGTGTTCGCATCTTAGCGCCGGCAGTAGTATCAATCACTAACTGCATGTCGTTCAAAGGAGAGCCGTTATCCGCTAAAATCTTTCGAATTTCGGCTGTATCGGATAAGTCAGACGCGAAAGGAGTCGTTCCCGCCGTACCAAATGCTCTTGATGCGGTGATGTGTAATGCTGCTACATCAGCTTCCATTTCATTGGTTAGAGTACGCATCGCCTGTTCAAACTGATTACCTAAAATAGATTGATAACCAGCGCCAGAATTAACGCCTCGCTGCTCTTCACCATTCCAACGAACAGGCACTCTACGCGCCTTGGTGATGGTAATGGATTTATTACCGATGTTTTGATCGCCATCATCGGGAGGAGTAACCGCCGGTGTAATATTGGTTGCAGCAGATTCAGGAGCAACATGACTTCTGACCAATTGGCCAACAGCAGCACGTTCTACGCCTGAATCTAAGGTTACGGAAGGAATAAAACCAACCAGCTCACGGCTGACGGTATCGAGTGCCTGATATAAATCGGGCGTTAAATCAGTTAAGGTATTAGCCATTTTATGTAGTCCTGTTAATCAATAAGTGTACCGCCTTTCTTCAAGAATTTCGACCGATCTAACGGTGTTAATTTCTCAAACTCTGTACGGGTAATTGTTTTATCAGCAGCACTACCGCTTTTGCCTCCGGGAGCACTACCCCCGGATGATTGATTTCCTTTTAATAATGACGAATATCGGGCATTATTTTGGAACTCAGTTTTTAAATCTTCGACAGTTGACACAGTCAATTGTCCGTTACTATCTAATATTTTAACCCCATCATCAGTATATTTCAAGCGGGGCGCTATAAACTGGGCTAATAGCTCGGCATTATCGCCGTCTGCGAGTTGAATAGAAATTCGCATAGCTTCCGCTTTTTGTTTGTCGGTTGCTATCTTCCCGAGCAATTCATCGTAACGGCTATCGGAGCTTTGGCGTTGTTCTTCACTGGATTTAAACAGCTGTTCAAAGTCATTGTCCTTTAACGCTTTAGCCTTGGCGATTGCTACCGCTTCGTCATCAGCCTGCTTTTTGAGCGCTTTGGCTTTCTTAGTTTCGCCTAGCAATTCATCCATTTTAGACTTCATCGAGGTCGTTTCACCCTGGGCGCTGGTTAACTGGGCCTGCAATTCTTCAAATTTTTCCTTGGTGTAAACTTCTTCTTTGCCACCCTTTCCGCCCTCACCTTCTCCGCCTTTTTCCTCTTCTCGATAAACCCGTGTATAACTTTTGTTAATAAACATATTTTTTCACCTTTTTAGATCACAAATCAAACCATCACTGATGGTCAAAGATATACCACGCTTAAGTTGGCGGCGGTATGTTAGCCAATCCGAAAGCAATCGGTTCTAATGCCCTCAATTGCTCTAATGTAAAATCGCGTCCTGTCTCGTCCCTGAATGCTTGGATAGGGAGCTTGCCCCTTCTAAATAATGCAGCCTTTTCTAATCCATCTGGAAACTGAGAAAAATACTCATCTTGAAAATCGGCGGGTTGACCTCTGAGCCATCCATCAAATTTTGTATTTCTATCAACCTTGCCTTTCTTGTCACCTTTTTGTGGGCGTTTGGCTTTGTCCTTTATGGTATCGAACTCAGGCTTTAATACAGGTACTCGCACGCTTCGACACTGCCAATGTGCGGGAGGATATGGCCCTCGACCGATTGGGTATAACCGGCCATCACGACCGCCACAAATCAGCGTTGTGTTAGAATCCAGCACCGCAACCCACTCATCAGCCTCAAATAACTCAGAATTATTTACAGTGACAGACTTTCTAGCCATGCTGGCCGTATGATTTACAATGGTTCTAACCAATGACTCCGCTTGAGCCTTATGTCTACCACTAGCGAGCTCTGCAACCCGCTTTGAAATCTGTGGAGTCGTTTCACCCAGTAGCACACCATCACCAATGGCCAATCTTATCTCGTTAGCTCTACCTGTAGTGAATTCGTTTAATGCGTCGAGCAGTGATAGGGTATTTGGTCCTATCGGAATATCTAACGCCGAATCTAGCAGTGATGCTTGTAATTGAGAAATACCAGGGACTGACAAAGGTACTCTCGTTTCTAATTGCATCGCCCTTAAACTAAAATCAGACTCATCGGCACTAAAATCAAAGGCTAATTGCTTCAAATCCTCTGACATTTCATTGAAGCCTTGCTGCATGATAATATCTAAATCACGCCTCACATTGATTAATCTAACTTCTAATGATGCGCTAGGCTCTCTAAGCAATCGGCTTTGGATAGACTGATACAGCCTTGTAATTGTTTCCTGTAATTTCCTCGCCTCGCTCGCAGAAAATCGCTGTATGAATACCTGTCTGCGAATTAACTTATCTTCAATGCTCATCTGAAGTTATTAAAAGAACTCACAGGACTGATATCACCTACCTCTTTTGTAATCTCTTCGTCGGTTCTCTCAGGCTCAATCAAACCCTTTTTTCTTAGATTGCTGCGCATATCAGATTTAGCAATAATACCTCTGTCTAACAGCTGCATGTTAGCGACGAGTAATTGAGGGTCCATTGTAGCCTCGTAGAAGTCTCGATTGAGCTCAACTTCATTATCGCCACTACCGCCCATGAATTCCATTGCCCAATTAACTGTGTTGATAATGCCTTTTTCGACATTGGTGACTAACATACCCAATTTAGAGTTTTGACCGGCAAAACGTATTTTTGCAGCCTCGGCTGTTTCAACCCCACCTGAATCAGTGATAATCTTGGCGCCAGTCTTAATCATTTGCTGCTCTTTTAATTCCATTCCTCGGTCAGGCATTTGATTGGGACTGGCTTGTAATAGTTTTGCATCTGCTTCGGTTGGCAACAATACCGCCGATCGAGAACCAAAGGTAACGCCGTTTTTCATCACATCATCAACCCAGGCTTGAGTAAGTCCATTAATAACCGGTGTAGGTTGACCAACTAGAAATGAGCTTTCTTCAAAGTCTGCACTATTCCGATAATGGGCAATATTAATTTCAGCCAGGTCATAAAGGGGCGCTTTGTCCGGATTTGGATCGTTATCAATTGAGCCAATAAATTGAAAAGGTATTTCTTCCCAGTTTGAGCCGTCCGATTTCCTGGGGATTATTTCATCTTCGCCATTAGGAAATTGAATACGTTTGTTATCATTATCGAAGAGTAATTGTTTGTACACGCCATCAACCAGTAATAAAACTCTATGATAATTCACTACATCAACCGAAAACGGATCATCGTCTTTCACCTTATCAATGGGCTCGCGCAATACCACCATCGTTAAAACCTTGTGAGAACTAATCACCGCTTCACGCCAATTAATAATAGATTCTGTTGGGTATCGCTTAATCGTCGATTCTAATCCGCTGGTTTGCGCCCTGGTCTGCCCTTCCTGAGAGACGGGAAAATCTGCCAATAATCCATAACGCCCCGTTTCTAACGTGTTACTGATACTCGATTGAATAAGCTGTTGTAAGCTTTGGCCGGCGCCGTCTGAGTTATCAACCAAGTGCTCAACAGAGGGATCAAGTTTAATCTCAGACTTCTTGCGCCCAATCATGCCAGTAAACCCATCTTTCGTATGCCCGGTAAAGTTGACATAATTAGCTCTGAGTTTATATTGATTGTAGCGATCGAGATTTTCTTGGCTGTCATCTATTGGATTTGGGACCGGTAGATATCGTGACCCTAAAAGATTGTGAATACCCGTGACAGTTTGTTGTCTATTGTCAGTAGATACGCCTCTTGAGAGTGCATTCTTAATTGCGTCTGAGCCTTCGACACAATCTCTGACTAACTGCCATCGGTCCTTGTTTTTTACGTATAATTCGTGCTGGTCTGATGCTGGCATTTTAAGCCCCTTAAATTGCAAAATTAATCGGTAGGTTAATTACCGGTTTAATTACAGGGTAATCATGCGCTATAAAATAGCCACCAGCATCATTAGCGTGATCTTTCCCATGCGTTTTGTCTGGTTCTCCGTTAGGGTTCCAGACCTGTTGCTCCAAACAATCAGCATAGCTTGGACACTTGCTGACGTTGATTAAATAATCTCTATTGCCGTTATTATCGCAAAAAGCGCGGTTCATTGCCAATACACGGTCTTTAACAAATGGATTCTTCTTATTAGCTATCACTGAGAATCGGGCATTTTCTAATAAAGCGATATCGGTTTTGCTCGCGTCCACTGATTTTCTGGACCCTCCGCTCGCATCCGGGTAAATCCTAATCGTACATTTTTTGTATCTGGATTGAATGATACCAATCATATCAGGCGTATCGAAAGCGTTGACTATCTCATCAACCGCAATCGGCGACCCTTTCTCTTTCACATGAACCACCGCAGCCATTTTTCCCACGTTGAAATCCATACCAATATAAACGGGCTCTTTACCGTCCCATACTCTATTTGAATTATTAAGTTTTCTGTTAAATTCATGGTAAACCGTTCCGCTTGTTAAGTTAACGAATTTACCAAGCAAATAAGCTTCAATCAACTGTTCAGGATAACTGGCCATCATTGAGTCAATGTAACCATCTGGTAAATGAGGGTTAGAAGCAGTTGGAGCGTGGATTATCCTGTAACCGTCCTTTGGATCTTTCTTCCATGTTTGATAGACGAACTTAAACCCTTCTGGCGTGGTTGTTACTCCGATTGTGTTCAGTGTTCCGTCTGGCTTTAGCTGTCTGTTTCTGGATATGATACGCCGCCAAACATCAGCAGCATCGTCTAATTTTAGTGTGTCTAGCTCGTCAACATCAGCATCAGCATGCTCGTAACCAATGATTCGACCAGGCACATCCATTGAACGGAAGAATATTTTACCCGCGCCCTCCACATCAATATAATTAAGTGGTGATTTGAAAAGCTTGTAAGGTATGTTTAACTCGGTTAGCGCTTCCTCGAACCTGGGGAAAGCAATCATTCTAACCAAATCATAGGTTGGCTCGTAGAATCCCCTGTTAAGCGTGGGGTATCTTAATTTACCAATGATTGATCGCTTAACAGCCGCCTCAGTCTTACCACTACCAAAACCAGCTACCATAGCAGGGAATTGCTCAATAGCAGTTATATAATCGAATTGCGGTTTAGTCGGCGCTATTTGTGGCATAAGGATTTATTATTTCTATATGAATAGGTCTATCTGGATTGCCCATCCCTTCGGGCCTGTCTCTCCAATCTTCAGGTAATCGATTTTTTAGCCAGAATATACAGGCAGTAGTATCAGGCGGATAGTGTTTGGTCGTTTCTACTACAATTGGCTCATTGGGGTTTTTAGGATTAGCCAGTATTTTATCTTCTTTGTGCTGATACCCTAGAGCCCTGTGTAGCAGACTATTGACAACCGTTTCAGTGTCGAATGTTAGTTTGCCCTTTTTAAGGGACTGTAAAAACTCAGGATGTTTGTGCTTCCAATTGTTTAGCGTTTTCTCGGTAACCTTAAAGAAATTAGATATTTGCGTGTCTTTGGCGCCCAACGCACATAGCTTTTCGGCCTGTTCTTTAAACTCAGGTTTATATTTGGTAGGTCTTGCCACATCAGCCCCGCTTTTGTGTTTGCCCCCACTAGGAGCGATGGCTTGATTATAGCACAAAAAAATGGCCACTATTTAAGTGACCATTTATAATTATTCCTGATTGGCTCTAATTTAGGATTGTCTTGCCATGCGGTCAAAGTTTTGATTTTGCACGACGGCAAACCGGTTGATAGTTTTAATCAGAAAATTAAAGGTTATGTCCATCCCTCGATTAACAGAAAGCACCTTTGAAAATACTGTTTTATCTTCTGTCATTGTTGGGTTTTTTGGCAAATCATTACCAGTATCCAAATCAAGGATTTCGCCCTGGTCTAGAACCTGTAATTGAATTGGCTCTGAATAGGTATTATCAGGCGGCACCGCGCTAGCGAATACTGAAGCCGAAAATAAAACCGTGAAAATTAAAAACACATATCGTGTAATCTTTTTCATGTTGCTTCCTTTTCTGGTTGGTGAATGGAATCTCTAAATACTAGAGATTTACTATACTACAATAATACTAGTTAGGGTGAAAAAATCGCCGCGAAAATACTTGCGGCATAATGTGGGCATCCTGCCCGTTTTGAGAACTCTGTTTATTTAGTCAATGTTTCCAGTTTAAAAGCTATGTATTTATCCACAGTTTTCCCTTTTTCGTTTATAATAAAACACGTCCTGTAATCATTGGGATCACCCTCGACGCATAATCGATACTCAACCCCGTCAGCGTGGATAAGCGTTTTGTAAGCCGTAACTATATAGCCACCATCATCACAATGGATAACCTCAACAGTGGCGCACGATAAACTAACTTCAACATGTCTGCCTAAATCATCCTCTTTTATAAATTTCAATATTAACATTTTATTCACCTGTCTATCTGTCTGTTTTGGCTTCTTTAAGGTCTCAGCCGGTTACCTGTTTTGCTCGGTCTGGAATGTTTGGTTAGCTGATACCTGGATAGTAATGAATATCACCATACTGATCATATATTGGATTCGTTTTATCAATGGGAACGAATTCAGGCACTTTATCTGTGTCAGACGTAACCTCAACACATTCGACAAGCATAAGTTCTTCACCCATATCAATCCTTAGTGTTTCTGGTGATAATTGGTTAGTCATAAAACCTCTGGTCAAATACATTATCTTCACATTCATTAATTGCAATCAATTGCAGCATTTCATCTGAATCATCAGTACAATCAATATATAGTTGTTTAGGCGGTTGATTACCCTCACCCCTTAACGGCATGAGGGTTTTGTCTGTTTGGGGAATTCTTTGTATTGGGCTAGTCATAATCTAGCACACGCCCATCACGGTCAGTAAGGTAGTCCAATCCACCACCCTGACCTCCTACGGCACCGTTTATATTATCTATTTCAACATAAATGTTTTGAATGAAAAAGTCATAAATTTTCTTATACGCCTTGCCATCAGCAACATAAACAAACCTAAGCCATGAAAACCCGTTTTCACAATCTCTGTATTTGTAAGTTCTTATTGGCATCCAACAAAACTTTCTTTCAAATGTTTGATTCATTCTAACTCCTTATTAAATGCAGCTCGGCCTCATACACCGAAAGGGCAAAAACTATAAGCGCAACCGCAAAAAGAATAACAGCGACTAGAAAAACAAAATCCTCCTCTTCTATTTTCATTTCGTTACCACCCCTTCAAATAAATCATCAAGTATGAATCTGTAAGCATAATGCGAATCTATCCACTTTAGGCGTTTGTTTCTCTTTACTGGTTTAATCATTTTATTAGCGCATTTAAATTTGAGATAGCTTCTTCCATCAAATCACCTATGAACTCAATCCCAATAGTTATTGGCTCTTTCTTTAGGTCTGGATCGTCTATTCTTATTAACCGGCTTTCCATTAAATGATTACAAGTAAGCCCTTTAGTTGTTTTCATTATTTGATCAACTTCCCACCTAACAAGACCAACAAAACCATCAACCTCACCAAGACATTTGCCAACCCTAACAAATTTCCAGTTATTTGATTTGATTATACAATTATAAGTAACCGCCATACATCCCGCTTCAATTGGTTTTAAATCGCTCATTTTTCATCCCGTCTTTTTAGTTGATCGAAAAGAATTTCTATTCTGACCATCACCAAAGAAATAAACATTAAAATAAAGGCAACCCCCTTTCTGATAACTTCAGTATCATTTAAATCTGATAAAATCCACAGAAAAAAGAAAGCTAAGGCCGCCCAAATAAACGAGTTCTTCATTCCTCACCCCACTTAAAAAAGGTGGATAATTTAATATCGCAGCGCTTTGCTGTATTTTCTATCATTGCGAGACTTGCAGGTTTATTGCCTGAGCACAGGTTGTAATAGTAGTTTTCAGATACGCCGACCTCTTGAGCCATGCGTTTTCGAATTAATCCGCAGTGAGCCGCCGCCTTGGTGAATGCTTTACCGTAGTCCATAACTAAACCGATTAGTAGAAAGAAGGTATATTGTGCGCGTTTTATTTAAGAAAGTCAAACTTGTTGTAGTGGTTTAAGGTGAGAATTTTACTTAATAACTATCCAGGCTATTAATGCAGCGCTTAAAACTGACGAGATAAGCCCCAAAAAGAGAGTGGTAACGCTTTTCATTTTATCTTTGTGGTTATCGCCCTGGATTTTTAACTCAATATTTTGTTTTTCTACGTCCATGACCCTATCGTCATTATTGGACATATAATTATTTTGGGTATCGATTGATTCTTTTAACTGGTTGCCGAGGCGTTCTAGCCCTTCCTGTTGGTTTAAATGCCTTTCTTCTGACCTGGCGACAATCTTTGTGAGTGTTGAGATTTCAACATTCGACTGAGTGACGCTATCAGCCAGAACCTCCATCCGTTGGTTCATCTTTTCGTCGCGCTCTTTCGTGTGATCCACTAATTGCTTGAAAATTTTGCTCAATTCTGTGTTCGAGTTTTTTTCGTTCATCGGTTTCGCCCCGGCTTTTCCAACCCATAACAAACCCAAACGCGCCGACAGAAAGGACTTCTATTATTACCCTTGCTAACCAATAATCTAGCTCCATAACTCACCATCCATAGAAACGATAACGCAAGGACCATCAGGATCCCCGCCAAGTATGGGTATACATTATAGATTATTTTATCGTCCGTAGTTGATAGAAACCATAAAGAGACAACAATATTTAACAAAACATTAACCTTTAAAATCCTTGTTATGAACAGGGGCGACATTATTTTACTTAATTTATAAATAATCCATATATTAACAGCGCTATAAAGCTGATAAATAAACCAGTTATTATCCGCTCTGAATTCTAAAAAGAAATAATGATAGATAATATCGCTAACAACAAAGAAGCACAAAACAAAAAAGGCTATATCTCTATAACCTTCTTCGACTTTGTAAAATAAAAACATTGCTAGTAATATACAAAGACCGTCAAACATTACTTTTCGTCTTGATTTTCGGTTTCCTGATCATCCTGACCGTTTTGATCGTCTTCCGGTTGATCTAACTGTTTGTTATCTGGTTTGGTATCACCGTCTTGACCTGTTGGACACATTATGCTGCTCTCTTTTCGTTGAGGTCTTTAAATTCAGTCAATACGCCGCTATAAACTCTAGCAATTGCTACAGCCTCGTCGCGTGTTCTAATCTCTGAAAAGATAACTTGGCCCTTTTCTGTGATTTCCCACCCGTTATGTTTGAGGGTGAATTTAAGCAAAATATTGAACTCATCTTAAAAACCTTTGTTTATGGAAGTTAGATTATACTTGTTTTGGTTGATTAGCTCAAATTAGCGATTATAAGAACGATTACAGTAAAGATTGCGACACTCCAACCGCCAACAATAACGCCCGCCCAAAAAATCTTTTTATTTTCTGTGTTCATGTTATTTACCTTAAATTAATCCTTATCTAAACAAACATATTCACCGTCTGCCCATTCTTCGTCTGAATCAAGAAAATAAGCAGCAGCCCATAAGAATTCAGCAAAACCCTTTCTATCAACTTGCTCTACTTCGCCAAACATTTCAATATAAATAACATCGGCATTTTTACGGTATATCTCAAAATCAATAAACTTTGAACATATAGCTATTTCACGGTCCCAAGTCTTATACCCCCAACCTTCTGGCTCTTTGGCGGCATCCTTCCATTTCTGCAAGTCGATTATCTTACTCATTTGTCTTCTTCAGTTCTACAAGGTGAAGGATTCACTTCAAACCTAACCGCCTTAATTGTTTTTTTACCACTAATTATGGCCTTCATAATGCGGTGACGACCGTCCATCACATCCCCGTCCTCATCCAAGATAATAGGATACTTTAGGCTCGATTCATTCACAGCGTTGATATGTGTCACCATTTGTCGTAACGTCATTTCATCGTATTTATAGTAAACATTTAAGTGGTTTAACGGAATTTCCATCACCTCTAAATCCTTTGACAAAGTGATTAACCGCGCAACAAACCAGATGTGATTTCCTAACTTACATTGCTGCCCGTCTTCAATTCGTATAAATTTTTCTATTTTCATTGTTTTCCTTTATCTCTTAGTTGCTAAATTAACTTGCATTTAAATATGCTTGTGCATCTGCACTATCAGCAAATTCACACGTTATATTTTGAGCAACCGCCATAATATCAATAAATTCATCGTCTGAATCTGGAGCACCATCGAAGCGAGAGACGAAACCAGGTCCGTCACGCCCGTTCTTTCTTTCATTTAATGCCATAACTTCTGGAATTGATTCGAGCAGGTCGTATGTAATACTTGTTAGATCCACAAGGTTTATTTCGACCATTCCATTAGCATCAAAATTAAATGCATTGTCCAGCTCTAAGCTGTATTTTTCAATGCAAATAGATAAGTCTTTAGGTGAATCATAAGGTGATTGTTTAACCAACCATTTAGCTAAAGCGCCCGTAAAATCTGATTTGAACGCCCATACTTTTCTCTTAAATCTATTGTGTACAGTTTTCATAATATTTTCCTTTTGTTTAATGGTGAGTAGTTCTTTGTAAAGTTGACAAAACAAAATCAAAGTTGGTTTTGTTTGATGGGGCTTTCTTTTTAATTTTACCTTTGCATTCGAGAATAGCCGCTTTATTCCAATACATCCTAGCCCCTCGGCCTTTCGACACTCCATCAGGGATTTGCCCGGTATCTCGAAGCTTATAGAATCTAAGGTGTGTTACACCGAGAATTTGGATTGCTTGCTTCATTGTTAATAAATCAGACATAGTTAGCCTTGGTTAATTTTTCCAAGTACGGGTTGCTGCATTGTACTGGGTAAGTTCTTTTTTTAGAGCGACTAAAACACTGTGGCTTGAGTAATAATTGTTACGTGTTACCGACCTAAGATTACCAACAAGCATTTTAGCGATTTCAGCATTTAGTGAAGTGGCTCTTTTTATCGTATTACGTGCGTCTTGAACTGATTGGTTCATATCATATAAATTCATTTATTTGTCCCCTTGGTTAATTAAATCTATTTTATTGACGAGTCTGGGATTAACCAAAATGGCACTGTGACCCGACTACACGTGTTTTTACTGTGGACCGCCTCCACTAATCGATCTAACTAATGCCGACCCGTCAATAAAATAGACTTTCACCCAAAAACCCCAATTAAGGGGCGTCAGGGCTTATTGTCAGACCAGGGTTAAGCGCTGCCCATGTAAACCTT